GGACATCGCCATACAAACCTGGCAAAAATGGCGAGCGTCGAATCAAACATTACCAGTGGCATCCATAAAAAATATTTATTCGTACCTGGGTGACAATGTAACAAAAGGTTATAGAACATGTAAAACGATGAAGGGTGAAGAAACGTATAGTATTGAAGACTGCACCGCGGAACATGGATTACAAACCACAGACGTTTGGTACAAAGCTTTTGCAGGGTTAGATGCAAACACAGAAAACTACATACGAAACATGTTGTCGAAAGAAGAAAAAATTACACAAACACCACGCATAATATTATCAACAATACATGGAGCCAAAGGAGGTGAAGCCGATAATGTATTACTTTTACCTGATATTAGTAAGTCTGCTGCTGACCACAATGATATCAATCCAGACGAACTACACCGTCTATTCTATGTCGCTGTGACACGAGCAAAAAAATCTTTACATATATTAGAGCCAAAAAATTATGACAGGGCATACACGCTATGAGATTTAGTGAACACATAAAAGGTGACAAAGCAGAATACATCGCTGCAATGTGGCTGTGGGACCAAGGATATTTAGTTTGTAAAAATATGTCACAACAAGGACCAGTGGATCTGGTTGCTATCAGAGAAACTGAAGTGGTGTTAATAGATGTAAAATCAGAATGCAGAAGAAAACGTGATGGCTACAAAATTAATAGATCACTAACACCGATACAAAAAGAACTTGGTGTCAATATTTTAAATGTCAATGTAGAAACAGGAGAATGCACATATGTCTAGTCCATACGACAACCAGGTCGGCGGCGACCATTATAAAAAATATAAGATACAACCTAGTGAATTCATCAACAAAAACAAGTTGTTATTTGCCGAAGGATCAGCTATAAAATATATTGTAAGACATCAAGATAAAGGAGGCAAAGAGAGCCTCGAGAAAGCGAAACATTTTATCGATATGATAATCGAAAGGGACTATAGTTGAGAACACTACAACAACCACTATTCACACCCGAAACAGAATGGGTGCCACCAGACAGATTACCAGATTTATCTAGTCATTCTGAAATAGCAATTGACTTAGAAACACGAGATCCAAACCTGCTCACAATGGGATCAGGTTCGGTAAGAAGGGACGGGGAAGTAGTCGGCATTGCCGTTGCTGTTGAAGGCTGGTCCGGCTACTTTCCAATAGCGCACGAAGGTGGTGGGAACATGGACCGCGCATTGGTCTTGGATTGGTTTGAAGAAGTTTTACACACAACCTCTACAAAAATATTTCACAACGCTATGTATGATGTATCTTGGATCAGGTCACTTGGCTTTCACATAAATGGTGGAATCATCGACACGATGATTGCTGCAAGTTTGATTGATGAAAACAGATATAGCTACACACTAGACTCTGTTGGTAAAGATTACATTGGCATGCGTAAGAACGAAAAACTTTTACAAGACGCTGCAAAAGATTTTGGCGTCAATCCAAAAGCAGAGATGTGGAGACTGCCTGCACCATTTGTTGGTGAGTATGCAGAAAAAGATGCAGAGATCACATTGAAGTTGTGGCACGCACTGCAACATGAAATATCAAAACAAGATCTGTGGGATGTATTTAATTTAGAAACGAATCTGTTTCCATGTCTGGTTGATATGAAATTTAAAGGTGTGCGCGTTGACATTGCAAAAGCACAAGCTGTTAAACAACAGCTAATAGAAACAGAAAAAGGATTATTAAATGACATAAATAAAATAGCAGGGTTTGATGTAGAGATCTGGGCTGCTGCATCGATTGCAAAAGCATTTGACACAAAAAAGATTCCATACGATAGAACAGAGAAAGGCGCACCAAGTTTTACGAAAAACTTTTTAGCAACACACCCGGCAGAACTTCCAAAATTAATTAACGAAGCGAGAGAAATAAACAAAGCAAACACAACATTTATCGATACAATACTCAAACACGAACACAAAGGCAGGATACACGCTGAGATAAACCAGATACGATCTGATCAAGGTGGCACGGTAACTGGACGATTCAGTTACAATAATCCAAACCTCCAGCAGATACCAGCACGACACAAGGAACTCGGACCGTTGATTCGATCACTCTTCATACCTGAAGAAAAACATACCTGGTGTTGCTTTGACTACAGTCAACAAGAACCAAGAATACTGGTGCACTTCGCATCACTCATGAAGTTAGAAGGCACAGGCGCAATTGTTGATGCATACAAAAAAGGTAGTGCAGATTTTCACCAGATGATTGCCGACATGGCCGGCATAGATCGTAAACAAGCAAAGACAATTAATTTAGGTATTATGTATGGCATGGGTAAAAACAAACTCATGGCAGAACTAGGACTTATGAAAGATGCAGCTGAGAAACTATTAAAGACATATCATCAGCGAGCGCCTTTTGTAAAAATGTTATCGGAAGCTGTGGCGCGTCGCGCCGATGATTCCGGTAAGATTAGAACGATCGGGGGTAGACTCTGTCATTTTGATCTTTGGGAGCCGCATGGTTTTGGTATCAAGAAACCACTACCACACGCAGACGCACTCAGGGAGCATGGACCGGGGATTAAACGTGCTTTTACATACAAAGCACTTAACAAACTAATACAAGGATCAGCTGCTGACATGACAAAACAATCTATGCTGGCGCTGTACCAGGAAGGAGTAATACCACATGTTCAAATACATGATGAACTTGATATCTCAGTATCAAGCATTGAAGAGGCACAAAAAATTATTGATATTATGGAGCAAGCGGTCGAATTACAGGTCCCAAACAAGGTAGATTTTGAAAAAGGAGCAAATTGGGGAGACATAAAATGAGAGACGCTTACAATGCAATAATGAATATAAAAACTAATGCACTAAAACATTTACCTTTTCAGGTTAAGTTTATGTCCATGCAAGTTCTTGCGTGGATGTGGTCTGCTGTGTTTGGAATATATATTGTAGAAAGTATCTATGCTTTTGGCATATCTGCTTTTGCTCACGCAGGTGTTATCACGATGACTGTATTGACGGCGATATATTTCAAACAGGTGCAAAAGAAACCTGACGGCATTCTTACTAGAGGTAAGGGTGGTGAACACGAGTGACATCAAATAAGGATAATTTAGCTGAAATCACACTAGGGGTGTGTGATGGTTGTGATAATTATGTGCCTTTTATTAGACTTTCTGACAAGAAAGAAGCTAGGGTTTTCAAGTGTTTATCCTGTGGACACCAATACAGGCAATTAGTCAACGGCAAGGTCCAGTTTGTGCACCTCGACGAGATATATAAATTGGCTAAATAACTGCCCGCTCCAGGAATGGGAGCGAGCAGGCATTGAAAGGTGTGAAGATTTTTTTACAATAAATTAAAATAAACTATTGTCAAACCTAAATTTACCTGATACTTTCCCATAAGATCAATTATGATCGAATAAACTAACACATTATCGAAAGGATAATTAATATGTCGAAAACAAACGGTGTTATGCATACAATACTGGGTAAAGACTTAAGTAAATCAGTAGTAAAGGTGCACTATGAAAGTAATCATAGTAAATTTACATTGTTGGATAACAATAGAGACATTGACCAACAACACGTTGATAAGTTGGTGTCTTCAATAAAGAAAAAAGGGCAATTGATGCCCATTATCGTTAACGAAAAACTAGAAGTGCACGAAGGCCAACACAGGTTGAAAGCATGTGAAGAACTGGGTGTTCCCGTTGGTTATGTTATTAATGTAAAGGCTACAAGTAAAGATATAGCCATCATGAATAACACACAAATGGGTTGGAAGAACAGAGATTATTTAAAACATTATAGTCACAGAACGCACAACAATTCTGCTGAATATAATAAAATAAAAAAGTTCGATGAAGATTACCCGCTACCTTTTCATACAAAGATAATGCTTTTAAGTGGCATGTGCTATCAAGGCACAGCCAGAAGCGGAAACAGAGGCCCGATGCCTTTGTTTAGGTCTGGTGATTTTAAAGTTATTGATTTACCGAAAGCTAAAGAAGTTGCAGAACAATTAGTTGAACTAAAAGGTATAGTTCCTCAACTTGTTAGTATTAACAGGTTTTGTATATCTTTTATTAGGATATCTACTTTGGAGCACTTTAAATTTGAACTTGCTTTAAAACAAATGGAAAAGAACCATGATCAATTTAATCATTGTAAGAATCAAGAATCTTGGGACTTTGCTTTTGTTGAAGCTTACAACTATAAATTAAGACGAGTTCAAGGCAAAAGAATTTCTATTAAAAAAGAAGGCTTTGAATGAAAACACGGGCCCACACGGCCCGTGTAAATATTTAAGAAGGAGAAAAACATGGAACAAGACGCAACACTAGATAGAAAGACTGTAGATAAATTAAAAAAATCTATAAAAAACCAAGGACTGATGAAACCTATAATGGTTAATCAAAAGTTGGAAATCATCGATGGACGACACAGACTCAAAGCGTGTGAAGAATTAGGCGTAGCCGTAAAGTATACCTTTTTATAAAAATTAAAATGGATGCTAGTATGCCGTTATTATTACCAATGATATATGAAAGAGAGGGCGAAATGCCAGATATAAGTAAATTTAAATCAGTGTCTGTATCAAAAGACACACACGAAAAACTTTTGAGTTTAGCACAAAACAAGTTCGAAGTGCCAGTAAGTGTTCAAAAAATTATAGAATATATGTTAAAGAAAGAATTAAGGAGAAAAAATGGTAGATCTAACGGGGGATCATAAGGTCAAAGCTATTTGCCCTCGTTGTAAGGGCAATGGCTATATTATGGTAAAGGGGGAGCCATACGACTGTAGTCAATGTGATAATCAGATGTTTGTATGGTTGCCAGCGAATCAATGTAGGGTTAATGTAGAGGGAGGAATCGAACCAAGATGGATGAAAACTGGAGAAACCATATGAGTCTTATAGAGAAGCGCATAGAAAATTTGATAAAGGTTATAAAAGATGCTAAAGACTATGACATGAAAATCATATGGAATAATAAATTACAACAGCTTTTTGATAGAAGAAAGGCCAAAGCATATGAAAGATCTAAAGGTCAAGCTCGAGTGGTACACTAGCAATCTGCTGGTGTGGATAATTTTAACAATAAGTATAGGATTAATGATTGTAAATGTCGTGACAATGGCTAATATGTATAGTGTTATTGAAACGATGTGGTTGGAGATACAGCAGGTCAAAGAAACAAACGTTAGTCTTTACCAATTTATCGAGGAGCATCGAAATGACTTTGATTAAGGAAAATAAAGGTGTGAGAAAAAAGATTCCAGACAGGATGATGAGTGCAACTTTCACTCTACCAATTGATGAGCGTAATGTGACTGGCATTTTAGATTATGTTGCAAGCGACACAGGGCTTACACCTATGGCTTTCTGGATCAAACTCAAGCCAACTGATTCATATTTAGACAGAGAACTCAGGGCATCAGGCAAGCTAATTTCTAGATGTTTGCAGCACGGTGAGCCCTTGAAAGAATTGGTTGACACACTATCTCAAGATAATGTGGTGGGCCAAATGGCAAACTATCTGCACAAGAACATGGAAGAGATAATACTTGGCAAACAACCAGACAAGAAACAGCGTATGCTATCGACAGATCCATACGCAATGAAAGAATAAATGGTATTTTCTTTGGTAGGGGTAAAAGGTGGCAAAACGGTTGGCATCGGCAGAGGTGGCAAGCCCAGCTACAAACGCAAGAAGAAAAAGAAAAAGAAGAAAAATGGAAGAGTTTGAAATAGATTGGATACCAGAGGACACGGGCGCGCCGTACGAGGTTGATGATTGTTTTTTAGACGTACCAGCACACACAATAGATAAGATTTGTAAAGCTAAGTTTGGACATACCAACTGGGCACGAATGGCGCAAATGTCACCAGAGGACTTGATCGGTAATCCACACGAGTTTGATTATGAAAACGGGGTAATATTTTTTAAGAATGCCCACATGGTATGAAAATTATTGACAGGTATGTTTATCCCCGAAGTTCACGAGAAGCTATTGCAGGCCTTAGGCATTATACCGTCAGTGGCGAAGAACGACCCCTCCCGTCAGTCACTACCGTCATTGGAAAGACAAAAGATAAACGAGATCAAGAAAGCCTTGACCGATGGCGAGCAAAAGTCGGCGATGCCGAAGCAGAAAGAATAACAAATGAAGCGGCTGTGCGCGGCACAGCGATGCATAAATATCTTGAAGATTTGATTCGTGGCCAGCGGTCCTTGGATCTAACGGATGTTGGACAGCAGGCACAGAACATGGCTGAAATAATCGTGGAACGAGGATTGAATCATGTTGATGAGGTCTACGGCATAGAAGCGACACTGTATTACCCGAATCTTTATGCGGGGAGCGTGGATTTAGTTGGTCGTTACAAAGACAAAGTTAGCATTATCGATTTTAAACAAACGAATAAACCGAAACAAAGAGAGTGGATCGGGGATTATTTTTTACAAATGGCAGCGTATGGCATGGCGCACGATGCG